GGGTTTCTTTTAGTGATGGCTCGTTCCATCCACAGGAGGAGGGCTGATGCTCCAGTATTATATGGATGGTGGTGACATCACTACCTACAGGGACAGCAAAGAGTTCTACTGGTCTGTTAAGGTTAAGCCTAGTGACATTGAGATTGTCGATGGTGACGCTACAGCACAGCAGATTGCTGATGATATTAACTTTTGGTTCGCTCAGTGCGAAGGTAAGACAATAGGGTGGAGACGATGAGTAAACCATTAACTAAGAAAGAAAGACGTGCGGTAATTGGCGAGCTAGGCTACCAAACTGAGTACAAAGAATACGATGCGTTGTATAATCTAATTGATTCATTACCGCCTGAACTATTAAGAGATTATATAAGTGACGTTCGTGACGAATATGGAGTTGACGATGAGTGATACAGAGTTCTATGACAATGTTGGAGGTGTGCAGGGTGAGCCTAAGTATCTTGGTGATGGCTTGTGGGTTAATCCTGATGGTTCTACGTATGATGATAAACCGTACAAGAAGTTTGAGCAGTCTGAACATTTGATTATGATTAGATGGGGCAAGAAGCTTGACGATGGTACTGAGCGTGACTACGAGTCATTGGTTGATACAATAGATGCGGCACGTAATTTACATGGTCAGTTATTAGCTGACGAACAAACAACTTACTTGAGTATGGAGAGGTTTGAAGATGAACACATATCTAATAACGTGGAGTAGTGGCATAGGTGGTGTAAATGAAGCTATCTTTGATGACTACCGAGAGGCAATGGAGTTCTTAGCTGACTGTGGGGGCAATGCGTCTTTTACCACGCTGGTAGACCCTGACGATGCCAGAGAGGAGCAGTGGTACGATGAGCAGTAAGATAGTTATCCCAGATGCCGCCATACGTGAGTACAATGAGAAGTATGGCCATCTGCTACCCAAGGTTAAGAAACCTAGCAGTATCCCTGACTATTTAGATGAGGACAGATTATACGAGCAATATTTACTGTTAAACAAAAACAGTGAATAAATCTTGGATTCGGTTGACACCTAAAATCCCTTGCATTATCTACGATCCCGTAATAACTATTGACAGAGGAGAGAGAATGCTATTTTGTACAAAACATAATGAGATCGCTTGTTATAAGTGCCTAGTAGACACGTTTAAGATACCAAGGATTTTATTTAAAAAAACAAGATACGGGTTCGACTTCTTTGTATCTTGGTTAGGGGGTTGTGTTGTCTGGTCGAGGATTAGAATCAAAGATAAAGTTAATCGAAAGCTTTAGGAAGTACGATCATTATGTTGGAGCGCAGACTATGTTTGCGTTTCTTTACATAGCACAGCGTACTTACTTTAGTGCTGAAGATTTAAGGGTAATGGATGTAGGTATTGAGATGGATACTACAAGTGCCAGCGCTAGTCGCAACATGGCATGGCTAGTTAAGCATGACTTAATCGAGCTATACGAGAACCCTGATAAAAGAATAGAGAAATTCATTAAACTAACGAAGCAAGGTAAACAACTTGCAAAGAAACTGGAGGGACTATGAGCGTTAAACCTAGAGGTAACTCTTGGCAAGCATATGTATCTATAGGCGGTGTTAAACATCGTAAGTCTTTCTCCACTGTCGAAGAAGCTACGCTGTGGGAGGCACAGGTACGTCATGCTGAGAAGGTGGGGTTACCTATACCTATGAATTCGGAAATTCCGAATAAGAGCTGTAACATGACGATAGGAGAAGCAATGGAAAACGCCAATGAAATGTTCTGGCGTGGTGGTAGTAGTGAACAGCAGTATGCTTACCTTATCAACACCATTAGGCGTGTGTTCGGTGCTAAGACTAACATTGAGGACATTACTACTAACCGTCTTGATGATTGGATTGTTAAGATGAAGCAGAAAGGTAGTAAGGCAAGCACCATCAACAAACATTTAAACGTGGTGTCTAGGTCTTTAGGTCTAGCCTTTGAGCAGGACAGGTTATCTAAGATGCCCAAGATACGGAGACAGTCTGAGCCTGCTGGTAAGCTACGATACTTTAGCAGGGATGAGGAGCAGTTGATCTTACTGACTCTTAAATCATGGGGTAAGGATTATATGCACGATGCGGCTGTCGTTGCCTGTGATACAGGTATGAGGGCTGGTGAGCTGCTTAAGTTTGATACCTCATTACATAAGTTAGGTAATAGGTGGGGTGTGTATATACCTGACCGTAAGAATGGTGAGCCTTTATTGCTACCGATAACAGACAGGGTGTACGAAGTTTTACAGCGCACAAAGTTTGATAAGCACCCTAGCAAGGACAGCACCTGCCGTAGAGTTTGGGCTAGACTTCGCAACCAACTTCATTTAGAGGATACGTGTTGGCACACATGGAGACATACCTGTGCGTCACGTTTAGTACAAGGTGGCATGGATATTTATAAGGTAAAAGAGTGGATGGGTCATAAGGATATTAAGATGACCATGCGCTACGCACATCTAGCACCAACTAGCATCGTAAATGGTTGCGATATACTAGAAGGTGTGTCCTAGTTGTGTCCTTTTGTGTCCTAAAATGCTACATGAGGGTGAAAAAACCCAGTGCGCCCGTAGCTCAGTGGATAGAGCAACCGCCTTCTAAGCTGTCACGAGGTTACTACGCCACCGAAGTTATTCACAAATATATAAACGCACCATATGCAGTATCTGGTGTGGTTTTAACTCCGCTAACGAAGTAAGTTATGAGTGAGGCCACAGTTTCATTAATTAGTGTCCCAAAACGAGGGTTAGACATGGCTACACTAGAGGAACAGATTGAGCTAGAAAATAGAATGGTTCAGTCAGGTATGGATAGATACCTAAAACAGAAAGATGATTTGAAAGCTAAGAACTTAGAGTCTAAAACTAAACACGGTAGGAGGATAATATCAGGGGTGTGCGAACCTTTGACTGATGCTTTAATTGAAGCGTTGAAGAAACCAAGAGGTAAGAACGATAGGGTGCATAAGTTAATCAATGGAGTTAACCCAGCATCGGCTTGCTTCTTATCTTTACTATCAGTGGTAGACCATGTTGCCTCTGTTAGTAGGTTAGTTGCTGTAGCTCTCTATGTAGGTAAACAGATAGAGACACAAGACAAGCTAGATAAATGGATAGTAGAAGACCCTGAGGTAGCACGTAATGTTATCAAGTTGGCTAATAAGAAATCGGATAAAGGTTTTGATCACAAGCGTCATGGTCTTAACCATAAGATGAAAGTAGATGGCATTGAGATAGACGAGTGGTCTAAGACTGATCGTATGAAGGTTGGTTTGTTTATGATTAACCTTATCATTGAGCACACAGGTATCGTTAAAATAAGGAAAAAATTTAATAGGAATAAGTCAGTAGCATACCTTGACCCAACTCCTGAGACTCTCGATTGGATTGAGGCATTCAACAACGCTAACATGAATAATCTACCACGTTATTCTCCTTGTATTATTGAACCTAAGGATTGGGATTCCTTTTATGGTGGTGGTTACTACTCTGAGCATATCAACAAGAAACCTTTTATGAGGATACACGGACTATGAGAGAAGACTTAAAACAATTTGTCGAGGATCACAACAATCGTGATAACTCCCTTGAGTACGAATGTGTTAACGCACTACAACGTACACCATGGAGAGTGAACAAGTTTGTTTTGGAAACACTACGCACTGCTTGGGAGAGTGGTGAGAAGTGGGAAGGTTTACCTTCAAGGGATAACCAAGAATTACCTAACTATCCTTTTAGTGTCGAGCCTCGTCACCTTAATGAAGAACAAACCAAAGAGTTTAAGGAATTTAAAACTTTACGTAATGCTATCTACACTGAGAATGCCAAGAACTTATCTAAGCGTATTCAGGTTGAGCGTACATTACAGCTTGCAGAAGAATACGCTACTATGGACAACTTTTGGTTCGTATGGCAGTGTGACTTCAGAGGCCGTAAGTACCCTGTTGAGTCGTTCCTATCACCTCAGAATGCTGATTACTCTAAGGCACTACTAGAGTTCTCTCGCCCAGCTACCATACTTCACGATGGTGATGCACAATGGCTGGCTATACACGGTGCTAACGTGTTCGGAGTGGACAAGGTTAGCCTAGAAGAGCGTGAGATGTGGGCGTACATGAATATAGAAAATGCTGTCGATGTTTATAATAACCCTTATGAATGTAAGTGGTGGCAAGAAGCAGACAAACCTTGGCAGGCACTAGCATGGTGTGCTGAGTGGGCAGAGTATAACGATGTGCGTCTGAGAGGCTTTGGAGAGCCGTTTGAGACACGTTTACCTTGCGCTAGTGATGGCAGCTGTAACGGATTACAACACCTCTCAGCGATGCTCAGGGACTCTGAAGGGGGTCGAGCGGTTAACCTAACTCCTAGTAATGAGCCTCAGGATATTTATGCTGATGTTGCAGTAAGAACAACTAAACTGCTAGAGCAACAGACAGATGTCATGGCTAAACAATTACTAGACATAGGCATATGCCGAAAGCTAACCAAGCGGTCAGTGATGATCGTGCCGTACAGTGGTACACGCCATGCTTGTCGAGAATATATCAAGGAAGCCTTAGAAGATAAATGTAAGGGTAATAACCCATGGTATGATGACCTGTTTGAGGCATCGTGTTATCTGTCAGGTTTCGTGTGGCAAGCAATAGGTGAAGTTATTGTCTCAGCTTTTAGTGCCATGAATTACATCAAGGAGATAGCTAAGCTGTATGTTGAAAATGGTTACATATTCTCTTGGACTACACCAACCAACCTAGTTGTCAGACAAGACTACAAAGAGAACAGGAAGAGGAGAGTGAAGTCTCATATCAGTGGGTCAATCATCCAGCTAAGCTACAACGAGGCTATCATGGACACCATAGACAGACGTAAAGTTTTATCAGGAGCAAGCCCTAATTTTGTACACTCACTCGATGCAGCAGCTTTGACGTTGACTGTACATGAGTGTCTCAAGGATGGTATAATTGACTTTGCAATGGTGCATGACTCTTACGCTACACACAGTACCAATATGCCGTTATTAAACAAGAGGTTACGAGAAGCTTTTGTCAGGCTCTATCAAGACAATGACGTACTTCTTAATATCTACGAAGACGCAGTAACTACATTACCGAGTGATGTGGTTATTCCATCACCACCTGAGAAAGGAGACCTTAACTTAAATGAAGTGTTACAGAGTGACTATTTTTTCGCCTAATCAAAAAGGTGCACTATAGCCCTCCCCCGTTCAACTAAACTATATAGGAATATTTAATATGTCTAAAAATATCATGAAGATTGCAGGTACAGCTATGTGGGCAAAAGTAACTGAGCCTGATACGAAGTTTAATCCAGATGGTGATTATTCCATCAACATACAAATGCCTGAAGCTGAGTCAGCTCAGATGTGTGAGAAACTAGAGTCGATAGTTCAAGCGAAGTTTGCAGAAGCAGTGGAGAATGATCCACGCCTCAAGAACACGCTGACCACACAACCTGTTTGTCAACCTGTCTATGATAGGGAAACAGGTGATGACACTGGTAATGTGGAGTTTAAGTTCAAGCTCAAAGCCAAGGTTAGAAAACGTGATGGTACATACTACGAGCAAGAGCCAGCTGTGTTTGATGCTAAGGTTCAGCCAATGGACAAGAGTGTCCTTATTGGTAACGGATCTAAGGTTAAGGTTGCCTTTGAACCGATTGCTTACGTCATGCCTAGCACGAAGAAGGCTGGTGTCTCATTACGCCTGAAGGCAGTTCAGGTAATTGATCTTATTGAATACGGTAACTCCGCAAGCTCCGTGTTCGATGAAGAGGACGGTTATGTTGCCCCCTCCGCAACAGCAGCTGTCAAAGAGGAGGTTGCGTTTGATGCCTCAGACTTCTAGATCGACCCTAGAAGAACGAGTCCAACAAAACCTCAATGCCCGTGGAGTAGCTTATGAGTATGAACCTTGTAAGCTACCCTACGTGGTAGAACGTAACTACATACCCGATTTAAAGATAGGTGATATGTACATTGAGGTGAAGGGTTACTTCCGACAAGATGCTCAACGTAAGATGAGAAGCATGAAGGAACAACACCCTGACTTGGACATTCGATTTTTATTCCAAAAAAATAAGAGCACTGTGCAAGGTGCAAAGAAACGCAAAGACGGCACTAAAATGACGTGTGCTGAATGGGCAGAAAGACACGGGTTTATATATGCAGAGGAAATTATCCCAGATGAGTGGCTCTCAGGAGAGTGAATTCTTAATGCACACCCCTTGTGATAAGTGTGGTTCGTCAGATGCTAATAGTCTTTACACTGACGGACACACCTATTGCTTTGCGTGTGAAACTTACGGGCAATCCCAAGAGGAGGCTAAGGTGGTAGAGTTGAAGCCCAATAAAAAGTTTAGATTACTAAGCGGTTCTCACGCATCACTAGAGAAACGTAAACTAACACACAGGACTTGTCAGTTCTGGGACTACGTAGTTGGAGAGGTGAATGGTAACACAGCGCAGATTGCAAACCACAAGACCCCGAACGGTGAGATCGTTGGTCAGAAGATTAGAACAGCAGGTAAAGAGTTCAGCGTCCGAGGCGACCTCAAAGAAGCAGGTCTCTACGGACAATGGCTCTGGCGTGATAAAGGAAAATCAATAACAGTAGTCGAGGGAGAGCTAGATGCTCTCTCTATGTCTCAAGCCTTCGACCATAAGTGGCCTGTAGTCTCCGTCAAGACAGGAGCTGGTGGTGCTAAGCGTGACATCAAGCAAGCTATTGAATGGCTCGAAGCGTTTGACTCTGTTGTCTTTATGTTTGATAACGATGATGTAGGCCAGAAGGCGGCACTTGAGTGTGCTGCTCTGCTATCACCACGCAAGGCAAAGATAGCTAAGCTACCCCTAAAGGATGCAAGCGACATGATCATGGCAGGTCGTACTGCTGAGCTAGTCGATGCGTTCTGGGCAGCTAAGAGTTTCCAACCTGACGGTATCATCAACGGTGCTGACTTGTGGGAAGAAGTATCTACAGAGAGACACGTACACACTGTACCTTATCCATACTCAGCTTTAAACGAGAAGATAGGTGGATGTAGGCTAGGTGAGATAGTTACTGTAACAGCAGGATCAGGATTAGGTAAGAGTCAACTCACACGAGAGTTTGCATATCATCTACTGAACGAGGGTGCTACCATAGGCTACGTTGCGTTGGAGGAATCCAGTAAACGCACAGCTCAGGGATTGATGTCCTTACACCTAAACAAGCTTGTGCATCTTGAGGATGTACGCAAGGATGAACTGAAGGAAGCATTCGATGCTACCCTTGGAACAGGCCGAGTGTTTATGTATGATCACTGGGGTTCTACTGAGTCAGATAACTTACTCAACAAGATGCGTTACTTAGCTCGTGGTTGTGGTTGCCAGTACATCATACTTGATCACATTAGTATTGTGGTTAGCGGTATGGATGGTGGTGATGAGCGTAGAACTATTGATAACTTAATGACTAGGCTTAGGTCTTTGACTGAGGAGTTAAACATCGGTATGATTGTTGTCTCTCACCTAAGAAGACCTAGCGGTGACAAGGGACATGAAGAAGGTATCGTCACATCGCTCTCACAGCTCCGTGGGTCAGCATCTATCGGTCAGTTGTCAGACATTGTGATAGGACTAGAGCGTAACCAGCAAGACCCTGAGGACTCCGATAAGACCACGCTACGTATACTCAAGAACAGGTGGTCAGGTGAGACAGGTGTTGCAGGTCAGCTTATCTACTCCAAAGATACTGGACGTATGGCTGAAGATTATGATGTACCATTTTAGGGGAAGTATATGTCACTAGAAGATTATGAAGAAGTTAATGAGCTAAAAGTTATGGCAGCTTACAGAATACTTAAAGAGATGTTACTAGCTATAGGCTCAGAAGAGATACCAACGTACCAAGAGTTCTGTGATATTTATGAAGAAGAACTAGCAGCAAGTGAAACGAAGCACTGATTCGGAATTTCCGAATTTAACTACTCCAGCGAGAGGGTATTATGATTATATTTGATTTAGAAGCAGACAACCTACTTGATGATGTCACTACTGTTCACTGTATTGTGATGCAGGACACTAACTCAGGTAATGTCTGGAGGTTCGACCCTACACAACTAGATGTCGCATTAGATATGTTAAAGGAACAAGAGTCTAATGGTGGGGCTATTGGTGGTCACAACATCATGGCTTATGACTTACCAGTGTTAAAGAAGTTGTACGACTTCGACTACTATGGACAAGTTTACGACACACTCGTTGCCTCACGTTTGATATGGCCTAATCTTAAAGAGAAGGATATGTTAAAGCGTACTGTAGAAAATAAGATGATAGGTTCGCACTCTCTTAAGGCTTGGGGACAACGCTTAAAGTTTAACAAGGGTGATTACGGAGAGCATGACGGTGCGTGGGAACGATACACACCAGAGATGCTTGAGTATTGCGTACAAGACGTAGCGTTGAACGTCAAGCTGTATGAGATGATAAAGCAAAAGAACTACCCTGAAGAACCAATGCAGTTAGAGCACGAGATGAACCGACTTCTCCTCCAACAGCAACACACAGGGTTTCCTTTTGATGTAGAGAAAGCACAACAGCTTTACACGAAACTATCAGCACGAAAGCAAGAAATAGAAACAGAGTTAGTAGATAGCCTCCCTCCAACGATAGTCGAGTTGAAAACTAAAACAAAAGTTATTCCATTCAACCCTGCATCTCGGCAACAGATAGCAGACAGACTACAACGTAAAGGTTGGAAGCCTACTGAGTTTACTCCGTCTGGTGATCCGAAAATTGACGAAAAAATTCTGGCAGGAATTGATATGCCCGAAGCTCGTCTACTGACAGAGTATTTAATGCTAAACAAAAGGTTAGGACAATTAGGAAATGGTAAACAAGCATGGCTTAAACTCGAAAAGAAAGGCCGTATTCATGGGCGTGTTAATCACATGGGTGCTGTCACTTCTCGCTGTACACATAGCGACCCTAACGTGGCACAAGTACCATCAACAGGAGCTGCCTTTGGCAAGGAATGCAGGGAGTTGTTTCACGCCCCCGAAGGTTACTCACTGCTTGGAGCAGATGCGAGTGGACTTGAGTTGCGGTGTTTAGCTCACTACATGAACCGCTATGATGGTGGTAGGTATGGTAAAGAGATACTTGAAGGTGATATACACACTGCTAATCAACAAGCGGCAGGTCTTGAAACCAGACCACAAGCGAAGACGTTTATCTATGGCTTTTTATACGGTGCAGGTAACGAGAAGATAGGACAGATCATTGGTAAAGGTGCGAAGGAGGGTGGTCAGATTAAGAAGCGTTTTCTGGCTAAGACTCCTGCGTTAAAGAAACTAACAGAAGCTCTAAACAATAGATTAGAACAACAGCATGGTGATAAGTTTATTAACGGTTTAGACGGAAGATTAATTCCAATCCGTCACCCCCATGCAGCACTAAACACATTACTTCAATCAGCAGGTGCTATCATTTGTAAGAAGTGGTACGCAACTGTAGAAAATATGATAAGAAGTAAAGGCTACACTAACGAAGAAGTATCGGTAGTGGCGTTTGTTCACGATGAAGTTCAAATCTTGGTTAAAAGAGGGCTTGAGGATGAGATAGGTGGAATCACTAAAGCGGCCATTAAGGAAACAGAGCGAGCGTTCAATTTTAAATGTCCTCTCGACTCAGAATACCAAGTCGGAAGTAGTTGGGCGGACACTCACTAGCACAACACGTATGGGAGACATAGCAGAACATTACGCAATCACATGGTTATGGGACGAAGGCTTTGAAGTCTTTAGTAATAGTGGTGGCTCAGGTGCTGTTGATATTGTGGCAATCAAAGACGATGAGATTTACTTATTTGATGTCAAGACTCTTACATACTGTGCAGATAGGGATGATTATGAAATTAAGACAGGACGTTCTGCACTACAAAAACGAATGGGTGTGCAGCTTCTCAGTTTCAATCCCAAGACACGTAAGCTACGTCTCATAAAACATAGGAGTGACTAATGGAATACAACATACTTAATATTATTCTTGTCGTCAGTTTTGCCTTTGTAAGTATAGCTCTTGGTATCAGATGGATAGGCCAAGCTATGATTGAATATAGGTTAGCGAAGTTAGGTCTGATGATGGAACGCATGGACGATAAAGAGTTTAAAAAAATGATGGGAGACGATGATGATAGATAGAACACTGTTAGTTGATGGAGACATCGTTGCATACAAAGCAGCTACTATTGCTGAGACTCCTATTGATTGGGGTGATGGATTGTGGACACTACACGCCCATGAGAAAGATGTCATTGGTGCAATGGAAGAGTTCATGTCTAAGATCATTGAACAGTCAGGCTGCACTAAAGTTATAACCTGCTTATCAGGTGACAAGCTGTACCGTAAAGATGTAGCCCCGTACTACAAGAAGAACAGGGCTGGTACACGTAAACCTATGCTTCTCAATTTTGCTAAAAAATATTTAACGGAAAAGTACAACGGGCGTTTTGAGGATAAGCTAGAAGCAGATGACCTTCTTGGAATTCTAGGAAGTGGTGACGCAACTACGGTTATCTGGTCTGCTGATAAAGACTTACTCACTATCCCAGCTTATCATTTACTTGACGGTAAAGTTGTTGAGGTACTTGAGGACGAAGCTGACTATCACTTCCTATCACAAACATTAATAGGTGACTCAGTTGATAACTACAAAGGTTGTCCTACTGTAGGTAAAGTAAAAGCTGATCGTATCTTAGACCAGCATGGAGCAACATGGGAAACTGTTGTTAAGGCTTTTGAAAAGCACGGCCTTAGTGAAGAGGTAGCTATCGAGAACGCAAGGCTCGCACGTATCCTGCGTAACGGAGAGTATAACTTTGATACAAAGGAGGTTAAGTTATGGGCAGCGTAGAAGAAGACTTGGTAAACAGTCCAGCCCACTACACCAAAGGTGCAATAGAGACTATTGATTACATTGTAGATGCACTAGGTGAGTGGGAAGCTATCTCATACTGTCAGGGTAACGTAATAAAATATACAGGCTCAAGATTGTGGGCAAAAGGTAAACCGATACAGGATGCAGAGAAAGCTATCTGGTATCTAAACAAAATGATTGAGCTAATGAAAAAGACAGAAGGGGTTAACTGGTAATGGAAATGAATTACGATTATCTAAATGGAATGTTTGAAGGCTTTGACTACTATCAAAGCAAGTGTAACTTAACTGCCATCTTCCCCGAAGACCAAGCCCTAGAGTATCTTGCTTTAGGTCTTTGCTCTGAGGCAGGTGAGGTAGCAGGTAAGTTAAAAAAGAAAATAAGAGATGGTGAACCAGCTAACTTTAAAGACGACATGGCCGCAGAGATAGGTGATGTGTTCTGGTACTTAGCAGTGCTTGCAGACAGGCTGGGTATAAACTTAAGTGACGTAGCTTTTAATAATCTTGATAAGTTAATGACTCGTCAAGCAAGGGGAATACTACAAGGGTCAGGTGATAAACGATGAGTAAAATGGATTCATATCAGCAGTACATACACAAGTCACGTTACGCTCGTTGGAGAGAAGAAGATAACAGACGAGAGACTTGGGCAGAAACAGTAAGACGTTACACAGACTTTTGGGTTGCTAGAGGTCAGATAGATTACGATACAAGTGAGCGATTATACAAAGCCATTTACAATCAAGATGTCATGCCATCTATGCGCTGTTTGATGACAGCGGGTAAGGCACTAGACAGAGATAACATGGCAGGATTTAACTGCTCATATATTGCAGTTGATAATGTAAGAGTGTTCGATGAGATCCTATACGTACTAATGTGTGGTACAGGTGTAGGTTTCTCAGTCGAGCGTCAATCAGTAAACAAACTACCAGAGGTGGCAGAAGAGTTCCATGAAACAGATACGACAATCATTGTACAAGACTCTAAAATTGGTTGGGCTAAAGCTTTCCGTGAGTTGGTTAGTCTTTTGTATACGGGTCAAGTACCTTCTTGGGATGTTAGCCGTCTACGTAAAAAAGGTGAAAGGCTTAAAACCTTCGGAGGACGTAGTAGTGGAGCTGACCCTCTTGTTGCTCTGTTCCATTTCACTGTTGCCACTTTTAAAGCTGCTTGCGGACGGAAGCTTACGAGTTTAGAATGCCATGATATTGTATGTAAAGTTGCAGAGATTGTTGTCGTTGGTGGTGTCCGTAGGAGTGCGCTTATTAGTTTGTCTAACCTTAGCGATGATCGGATGCGTCATGCTAAGTCTGGTAATTGGTGGGAGACTGATACGCAGCGTGCGCTTGCTAATAACAGTGCTGTCTATACAGACAAACCAGACTTTGAAACCTTCTTGGAAGAATGGACTGCTCTCTATAAGTCAAAGGCTGGCGAGCGTGGTATCTTCTCTAGGAGTGCAGCGAAGAAACAAGCAGAGAAGAGTGGACGAAGAGACGTAGACCATGCGTTTGGAACAAACCCTTGTTCGGAGATAATCTTAAGATCAGCACAGGTGTGTAATCTTTCCGAGGTAGTAGTACGAGCAACAGATAGCTTTGATGATTTAAAACGTAAGGTTGAGATTGCTACCATACTAGGAACACTACAGTCATCCTTAACTGACTTTCGTTACGTGCGCTCTGTCTGGAAGAAGAACACGGAAGAGGAGTGTCTACTTGGTGTTAGCATGACAGGCATCATGGATCACTCGGTACTCTCAGGGAAGCAGACAAGCGGTACATGGTTTGATCACCCTAATCAGCCTATCCTTAGTGACGTATTGCTGAGGCTAAAGCAGGTAGCTATCGACACTAACAAACGATGGGCTAACGAGCTAGGTCTTAATCAGTCAACAGCCATCACTTGCGTGAAACCATCAGGTACAGTCAGTCAGTTAGTGGATAGTGCATCAGGTATACACGCTCGGTTCTCTCCACACTATATCAGACGGGTACGCTCCGATGGCAAAGACCCTATCACAGCCTTCCTCAAAGACGCTGGAGTGCCTTGGGAGACAGATGTAATGAACAATGAGAACTACGTGTTCTCGTTTCCTGTCAAAGCTCCTGACGGTGCTACGAGTGTTGATGAGTTAGACGTTAAGACTCAGCTTGATCTGTGGGAAGTCTATCAGGACAACTGGTGTGAGCATAAGCCAAGTGTAACTATTTACTATTCTGATGCTGAGTTCTTAGCGGCAGGTCAATGGTTATGGGACAGGCTGGATAGCTGCTCAGGTATCAGCTTCCTACCACGGACTGACCATGTATACCAGCAAGCCCCTTACGAGGCTATTGATCAAGATATGTACAAGATACTTAAACTGGCTTTACCCTCTGAGATAGACTGGGATAGGTTAGGTGAGTTTGAAAAAGAAGACACTACGACAGGAACACAGGAGTTAGCTTGTGTAGCTGGTCAGTGTGAAATCTAAGGCTAAAGCGATAGTGGTATTGGAGGTAATAACCTGCCTCCATATCATCGCAAACACATGGTTACACTTTCCTATAAGTCCTTGATTTTATTAGCACAGTTAAAAAGGTGCACTATTAGAGAAACAACTATGAAAAAATTCTATATATCTAAAGAATTATTAGAGCATTTTAAGGGTATTTACCCCAACAAACTACCCACTAAAGTAGGCCAAACTCCCGAACATATTGCCTATCTACAGGGTCAACAATCCGTCATCGAGCGTATGGAGTTTATGTACGAGGACGCACAGACAAGCGAGAATGATTATGTGTCTACCTAAGACCCCCAAAGCCCCTAAACCACCAGCCCCACCACCAGCTCCTAACCAAGCCCCTGATGAAATCGCTAACGCTGTGGACTCTAATGCCGAGCAGCAAAAGAAGAAGCGTTCAGGCAAGAAGAAGCTGCGAAGAGGCACAGGCGTACAAGTGGCAGCCTCGTCACAAGGCTCAGGTTTAAAGATTAATAAAACAGCTTAAGGATTAACCTATGAATAACGATCAAGGTATAGCCAAAGCTTATGAACACATGGCGGCAGATCGTGATGCGTTTCTAACACG